TACTTTGTCGCATAATATAAATTATTTTTTGTCGCATAATGTTTGTCGTGGTCATGTGTTAGCACGTTAAAACATGACGGTGATGTGGTGCTATGCTACCACACCCCCCCATCAAATCTGGCCGGGGGGCGGCATAAATATATAATAGTCCACACCTCACCCCCCCCTTTAACCTCACCCACCCAAAACGTCCCTTCCGCGCAAAATTCGTTGCAAGGATTCTTGCACTGCTAAAATAAAAGTGTTATTTGGCAAATAAGGAGTGAGATATGCCGAAGAAAAGAGGCCCAGCGCCTATATCTGGCGCACAGATGGCCGAACAGAAAGATTTGTTCATCGAATTAGTGTCAGAAGGCCTGTCAGCGCGTAAGGCGTGTGCTAGTGGCAAGCTGCCTACGTTTCCGACTATCAGCAAATGGTTGCGTGATGACGGCGAGTTCCGTGACAAGTACCGCGTTGCAATGGAACTACGAGCGCAAAAAATTGATGATGACATCGATGACGCTATTGAGCAGATGAAGTACGGCGAGTTGGATGCACAGCAAGCGCGTGTGGTGATCGACACCTACAAGTGGAGAGCCGCCAAGCTGTATCCAAAGCTGTACGGCGAGAACCAGAAGGTCGAGCATGAGCATAAGGTGGTCAGCTTTGTCGATGAGTTGAAACTGGCGGCAGCACAGATTGAACAGCAGCGACTAGCTGACAAGACCATTGAGGGCGAGGCTGAAGAGAAGTGAAAAAAACCGAAAACACTGATCTGCTCGTAAAGTTGCACAACGACCCGGTTCTGTTCGTTGAGAGCATACTGAAGGTGACACCCCAGCCGTGGCAAGCCGAAGCGTTGAAAGCAGTGGCCAATAATGACAAGGTGAGCATTGCGTCTGGTCACGGTGTCGGTAAAACCGCCTTTCAAAGCTGGCTCGTGTTGTGGTGGCTGATAACGCATTATCCGTGCAAAGTTGCTGTTACGGCGAACACAGCGCATCAGTTGAGTGATGTCCTGTGGACGGAAATCGACAAATGGGCGCGTCAGTTGCCCGAAGGTTTCAAGCAGTTGCTAGAGTTCAAGAGCGATAAAATTGCGCTGAAAGGTGCGTCAGACAGTTTTGCCGTTGCAAGAACAAGTAGACGCGAGAATCCAGAAGCCCTACAAGGCTTTCACTCAGAGAATATGCTGTTTTTGTGCGAAGAAGCGTCAGGTATTCCTGATGTTGTGTTCCAAGTTGGTGAGGGCGCGATGTCTACACCCGGCGCTAAGACGGTTATGTGCGGAAACCCTACACGTTCTGAGGGGTTTTTCTATGAGAGCCATCATAGCCAGCGTAAAAACTGGTTTACGATGACGGTAAGTTGCCACGATGCCACGACTGTTTCTGAGCAGTTCTTGGAAAATATGAAGGAAAAATACGGTGAAGATAGCAATGTTTACAGAGTTCGTGTCTTGGGTCAGTTCCCTACCCAGTCGGACGATGTCTTGCTACCGCTACATCTTGTGGAAGAAGCGACAAAGAGAGATGCAGAGGCGTCACCCACGGCACCTGTAGTTTGGGGCGTAGACGTTGCAAGATTTGGCGGTGACAGGAGCGCGATAGCCAAGCGTCAGGAGAATGTGTTGCTGGAGCCGATCAAGACGTATCAAGGCCGTGACCTGATGGAGATGGCTGGTATCGTGTTGTCGGAGTTTGAGGCGACTACATACAGACTGCGTCCTCAAAGCATATTTATTGACGCTATTGGTATTGGTGCTGGGCTGGCTGACAGACTGCGTGAGTTGGATTTACCAGCCGTTGCAATTTCTGTGTCGGAGACTGCTAGTTTGAAGGAGCGGTTTAATCGGCTAAGAGATGAGTTGTTCTGGAACGCTCGTGAATGGTTTGAGGCAAGAGATTGCAACATTCCGAATGACGCGACTTTGATACAGGAAATCACTGGCATTAGGTACAAATACCTGTCTAATGGTAAGCTGAAGGTCGAGAGCAAAGATGAGATGAAGCGTAGAGGCCAGCGTAGCCCGGATGTGGCCGATGCGTTTGTGTTGAGTTTTGCTGAAAGCGGTGCGATTGCAGGAGGCTACTCTAGAGGGTATAGTAGCAAGCGCAGTCTCAAGCCAAACACAGGATGGGTAGTATGACTGACAATATTCTGAAGTTTCCAAAGCGCAATTTAGACGTTGAAGTCGATTTGGATCAAACTCAGGAAGAATACGAAGAGATGGTCGAGGCCATTGTGGTGATGATGGAAATGCACACTGCTGGACTTATCGTCACTTCTGAAGCAAAATGGCAGCATGTGATGGACGCGGCTATGTCAATGGCAGTCAATGCTGGTTTGAGAGCCGGGCTGTCTACGGAAGAGATTGAAGACACGTTTGAATCTGTGAAGGTGCAAGAGGTTAAGTACGATGCCTAGAGATCCAAGGCTAGATCGTGTCGGTGTATCCGGCTATAACAAGCCAAAGCGCACCCCCAATCATCCTAAAAAGAGCCACGTTGTCGTAGCAAAATGCGAAGACGGCAGTATAAAGACAATCAGGTTTGGTCAGCAAGGCGTTAGCGGCGCTGGCAAAAACCCTCGCACGATGGCTGAAAAAGCGAGGCGCAAGTCTTTCAAAGCAAGACATGCGAAGAATATCGCCAAAGGTAAATGTTCAGCGGCCTATTGGGCCAATAAGGTGAAATGGTAATGGGAAAGAAAGCATCAAATACTAAATCTGGCAAATATTGCGGTAAGTAAATAATGGCTGGTAAATCAGTTCCAAAAAACCCCGCTCTATGGAAAAAAGCCATAGCAGCAGCAAAGCGTAAGTTTGATGTTTATCCATCAGCTTACGCTAATGCTTATGCAGCCAAGTGGTACAAAGAACGTGGCGGCAAGTGGGGTGGTTCAGACAATCGTGTGAGGAAAGCGTAATGGCTGCACAAGCTGGTCTAGGAAAATGGTTCAGAGAAAAATGGGTCGATGTAAAGACCGGGGAGCCGTGCGGAAGACGTAAAGGCGAGAAGCGTGGCTATCCAGCCTGTAGACCAGCAAGTGTTGCTGGACGTATAAGCAAAAAAGAAGCTAGTAAGAAAACCGGGCCGAAGCGTGTTAGTTGGTCTGTGACTTCTAGCGGCAAGAAAAGGAATAAAGCATGAATATTTGTGATAATTGTCCTATGCCCCGGCGTTGTGAGCCAGCGGGTCGTTGCATAGTCTATAAAAGTGATGCAGAACCTGTTATATTGGCAGAGCCGGAATCTGTGCCTGTTAAAACTTCGACAGGCGTTGGCATGACATCACCACTTCGTAAAAGCGCAAAAAAGAAGGCTGCTAAAAAATGAAAATGACAATGCCTGTACAAAAGCCTAAGTATGCAAACCCTAATCATCCTATGAATACGGAAAGCACTGGGCCGTCCACAACCATTCGTGACATGCCCGGTAAAAAGCCAAAGCGTAGCCCAGTTCGTAGAGTTGCCAATCAAACCACAGGCAAGTTCGCAAGCGACTGATGTATACGAGAGTGATGATGCGGCCACGCCCACACAGGCGTAGGTCACTGGAACTAAGCAAGGAAGCCCAAGCGAAAGTGACGGCTTCCATTTCAGCATCTGCGGTAGTAGAAGCTGTTGAAAATGTTGGATTTTTTAACTGCAAGGGGTGTGTAGCTAAAAAGATGTGCAAGGCCAGTGGCACTTGCATGTATGGGCAGAAAAAGCCGAAGGAAAAGTAAGATGCCAGATATGGATGATTACCAACTTAATAGCATTGTTTCTTCGGAAATTACTGATGCGCTCAATCACTTTGACAGTGAGTTTTCTCAAGAGCGTATTCGCGCTATGGACTTCTACCTTGGTGAGCCATTTGGCAACGAGGTAGAGGGCAGATCATCTGTAGTAAGCACAGAAGTCGCAGACACCGTTGAGGCTATTATGCCCAACCTGATGCGCGTCTTCACAGCCAACGACAAATATGTACGTTTTAGCCCACGCACGGCAGAAGATATGGAACGTGCGGAGCAAGTCAGTGACTATGTAAATTACATCATCAATCACGATAATGAAGGCTACAAGATCCTTTACAACTGGTTCAAGGATGCTTTGTTGTTCCGTCTTGGCATCGTGAAGTATTTTTACGAAGAGGAAGAAAATGTCACTGAGGAAGAATATAACGGACTTGATGAAAACGAACTTGCTGTATTACTGGCTAACCCAGACATTGAAGTCATTGAACAGCAAGAAACCGTGCTTAACTCGTATATGGAAGATGACGGAACGGTGGTGCCTATTGAAAGTTCGTATGATTTGTCTGTGCGTGTTACGGAGCGTAAAGGCAAGATTAAGGTCATAAACGTACCGCCGGAAGAGTTCCTAGTTAATCGCCGCGCTACCAGCCTAGAAGATTCTTATTTCGTTGCACACCGCACCACAATGACGGTGTCAGACTTGGTGGCTATGGGCTATGACCGCGAAGAGGTTGAGGCACATGCGGGCCTGTCAGATTTAGACGTTGATCAAGAACGTACTAATCGTTTCCAAGACTTAGAAGCCAACACAGGCACTGATGCGGCTGATCCAACATTGCGTGATGTTGTGTATTACGAGTGCATCATGAAGGTTGACTATGACGGTGACGGCATTGCTGAACGCCGCCGCATTTGTGCTATTGGCGCTGAAGGCACACACATCCTTCATAACGAGCCATTTGATCATGTGCCGTTTGCAGTTGTATCGCCCGTGTTGATGCCACACCGCCTGATTGGTCGCAGTATCTATGACATGACCGAAGACCTACAGGTGATTAAGTCCACACTAATGCGTCAGTACCTCGACAGCGTATACACCAGCACATTGCCACGAATGGTTGCCGTTGAAGGCCAAGTGAATCTTGATGACTTGCTTGAGGGTACTGCTGGCGGCATAATCCGCGCCCGTCAGCCCGGTATGGTGCAAGCCATTACAGGCACCCCTGTAGGCGGCGAAGTAAGGCCTTTGATGGATTATCTCGACAACATCAAAGAACAGCGTACAGGCATGAGCAAAGCCTCACAGGGCTTAGATGCAAATGCGTTGCAATCAACGACAGCCAGCGCTATTAGCGCGACAGTTCGTGGCGCACAGGTGAAGCTGGAAAGCTATGCGCGTACAATGGCTGAGACAGGCGTTAAATCGCTGTTTAAGGGCATCCTGCACTTGGTCACAAAGTACGACAACAAGCCGCGTATCGTGCGTCTGCGTAATAACTTTGTGCCTATTGATCCGCGTGAATGGACTAGCGAGTTTGATGTCGTTGTACAGGTAGGGCTTGGAACGGCTGATGATGAGCAGAAGATTGCGTTCCTGACGCAGATTGCTGCAAAGCAAGAGCAAATCCTGATGCAGTTAGGGCCAAACAATCCTGTGGTGAGTATGTCGCAGTATGTAAACACACTGCGTAGCATTGCAGAGATTGGTGGCTTCAAGGACGCTGACCAGTTCTTTGCAAGTCCACAGCAGATACAGATGCAGCAACAACAGCAACAGCAACAGCCGCCACAGCCTAATCCAGAGGTTGCTATGAAGCAGCAGCAGATGGAAGCAGAACTGGCGCTGAAGCGTGAGAAGATGCAAGCAGATATTCAGCTAGAGCGTGAAAAGATGACGATGGAAATGGAACTACGCCGTCAGGAGTTGCAAGCCGAAGCTGAGTTGCGTATGGCGAAAGCTGTTACAGATTCACAAATCTCAACCAACCTACCGCGAGTGTAAAATGCCGAACAAGATGAAAAGCAATAATCCGCCACGCCGCATAGACATTCGCGGTCAAGATCATTTACTGGCTTACATCACGCCGGACGAAGCAAAGCTGTTAAAGGCTATGGGCGGATCGGGTGAAAAGGTAAATGGTGTGCCTGCTTTTTTTGATCCCGGTGAAAGGGATCAGTTGGGTTCTGGTACAATAGGTCAAGACTTTAGTGGTTCTGATGCAGACGAAGTAGGTGATTATTCAACTGACGATGCCTTCAATGTTACATCAGATGAAGACTTAGATCAGGATTACCAGCAAGACCTAGCCGCTGCCGCTGCCGCCGCGCAAGGTTTTGATATGAGCGGGTTTGCTTTTGGTGATGATTTTGACCCCACATCTCGTCAAACAGCCAGAGACGTTTACGACACGATGATGTCTATTAGAACCGGAACTGGTTTAGGCTCACAGGCGGCAAGAGATCAGATTTTAGGATATGCTCAAAACCAAATACAAAACAGAATGGTAAATGCTAACGCGCTTATGAAGGGCTACCCTGTTTCGTTTCTTGGGAAGACATTTAACATACCATCTATGCCCGGAATAATGGGTGGGCTTTTGGGTAAGGCCAATTTGTCAAATATCAGTCGTGTTCTTGGTACTCAAGGTGCAATTCCTGCTTTTGATGTTACTGGCAAGGTGCAGGGTGCATATAACGCTTCGGGAATATATAGCGGGAATGACACAGGGCCAATGTTCGATGACGGCTCAGGCCCAGATACTGTCCCTCCTGTATACAATCCAACAACAGGTGAAAGTCAGTGTCCTGATGGATATGTATTTGATGCTGACTTGCAAGCATGTCGTTTGGATACAACATTGCAGAATGTTGGCGACACAGTAGGCGGTGATGGGTTTACATATCAACCCGGCACATACGCTCGTATGGGCTTGCTTGATGTAGCACCAGAAGGCTTAGAACAATTCGCGTCCACTTATGGCACAGGTTTCGGAACAGCGCCTGACTACGAAGCGGCTAATCTTGCGTATCGCAAGCCAGTGGGAACAATGAGCGGTATTTTTCAAGATCCGTATAACTTACAAGGAATGACGTTACTTTCATGAACGAAGGAAAAGCAAGGGAACAGATGGCTAGAGCCGACAAGGCCGAAGCCGTATTACGCAATGAAATATTCATAGAGAGTTTTGAGTATTTAGAGAAAGAATTTACCAATGCGTGGAAGCAAAGCGCGATAGGAGACACAGACGCCAGAGAGCGACTATATATGCTTTGTCAGAACTTAGACGCATTGAAGTCGTACATTCACAAGGTAGTGGAAGATGGAAAATTGGCAAAAGCAACATTAGAGGAGTTGCATAAACGCCAACAATTTGAGAAAAGGAAATAAGTTATGTCCGACAATCCGCAAGGAACCGGGTCTATTTCATTAAATGATGCAGTTAGCCTTCTAAACACCCCCATCCCGGACAAGGTTGAAGAAGAGCGACCAGAGGAGCAAGAAGCCCCTCAACCGATGGAGGCAGAGGCCGAAGTCACCGAAGAGGATAATCAGCTAGAGGCTGAATCCTACGAGGATGATGAGGATGATGCTGTTGAAGTCGAAGAGTCTGAAGAAGAAGATGACTATGAGGACGTAGAAGAGGAATCTCAGGAAAACCTTTACACGGTCAAAGTAGACGGTGAAGAGGTAGAGATCACCCTTGACGAAGCCTTAAATGGTTATCAACGACAACAGACTTTTACAAAGCGTAGTCAGGAAATTGCGGAGCAACGCAAAGCTGCTGAGAAAGAAGCAGCCCAAGCAAAGGAAGCAAGAGACTACTACGCACAGCAACTTGATGTGCTGGCACAGCAGATCCAACAGACAATCCCACAGGAACCTGATTGGGTTGCATTAGCAAAAGAGGTCACGGCTGAAGAGTACAACGCAATTAGAGCAGAGTACGATAATCGACAAGCAAACCTCGCAAAAGTGGAGCAAGAGCGGCAAGCAGTCGCTCAACAACAGGCCGCTGAACAGGAAAAGATGCTTCATGAGCATCTTAGAGCGCAACGGTCTGACATGCTAAATCGCATCCCTCAGTGGAAGGATGACGATGTTAGGAATAAAGAGCGCCTTGAAGTAGTTGAGTACGCTCGTAACATCGGATTTAGCGAACAAGAAGTTTCACAGGCCACAGACGCTAGGGCCGTGGAACTTTTGTACAAAGCGATGCAGTGGGACAATCTACAGCGTAAGAAACCCACCGCTAAGAAACGCACAAGACAGGCTCCAAAGATGGCTAAAGCTGGACAGCCACGCACAAAAAAACAAGCTGCTAGTCGTTCACGGCAAACAGCTATGAACCGCCTAAATAAAGAGCGGTCTGTAGATGCTGCCGTATCATACTTGATGGGTAACTAGCTTTAGAAGGAGCGATTAAATGAGTACCTTTACCACATCGTCAGCCATTGGTGAGCGCGAGCAGCTTGCCGATGTCATCTATCGGATTGACCCCGATGAAACCCCCATCTTCAGCGCACTGAAGAAGGAAACCTCAAACGGTATCTTCACCGAATGGCAAGTTCAGGAATTGGCGGCAGCGTCAGCTACTAACTACGTCAACGAAG